GCTTCCCCGCATCTCGCCGACCCGTGAGCTGTCCAACATCTTGACGACCTGTGAGATTCCCCACATCTCGCCGACCTGTGAGCTTCCCCGCATCTCGCCGACCCGTGAGCTGTCCAACATCTTGACGACCTGTGAGCTGTCCCACATCTCGCCGACCTGTGAGATTCCCCGCATCTCGCCGACCCGTGAGCTGTCCAACATCTTGACGACCTGTGAGATTCCCCACATCTCGCCGACCTGTGAGCTTCCCCGCATCTCGCCGACCCGTGAGCTGTCCAACATCTTGACGACCTGTGAGCTGTCCAACAATACCTTTACATCGTTCAGCAGCCTTTTAACCTCGCAGCGTTTTAGGCGATAGTATCCGCTTGACAGCTCTTCCAGTTTCTGATCCACCAGTACATGTTCTTTCCACCAGTCGCAGACAGCTTCCCGAAAAATCTTCTCATGCTCGCTCTCGTCAAACCACTCTGGTCTCATGCCCTGATCTACTATAAACCGCCATTTGTCCGGTTCTTCCGCTGGGTCAATCCACCACTCACCATTGACCGGAACTAGCTCGGCTCTCACAAACACATTCGTGGCGCCGAAGTAATCATCATTGATTCCCAGGCTCTCCAGTAAGTCCGAATGGCTGTCGTTCTCGCCAGGTGCCACAACTACCTTGTTTTTCAAGATAATGCCGCTCTTAAATCTGCACATCGTTTTTCTCTTCCGTTTCTTTCTTCTCGTTGGCTCTCAGTGCTGCTACGCACATAGCCACGAACACTACAAAACCGCCGCTGATAAATCCGGCTCCAAATAATGTCATTCTGCACCTCCGTCAATCTTGAGAAACTCCTCCAGTTCCTGCATGCACCTCGGGCAAAGATCGTATGATTTTCTCGACATATTATTATTATCCTCGAATCTATCAATCAAACATAACGCATTTGCTCTTCCGGTCTTTTCGAACTTCATAATTCCCTGATAAGTGTCATAATAGCAACCGCATCTATCGCATTTTCTTGCGCGCATTCCGCACCTCCATTGAGTTTTCCCGCCTTAACTCAACTCAGAATTGAGTTAAAAACGAATTAAATTGAGTTAAATTGAGTTAAATCAATTTGGACTTCTCTTCGTCCGTTATCCCTGCGGCCTTTAGCAACGGCCACAGTTCCTTTAACCGCATCGAGCCGGGATCTTTTTTTCTCAGCCGATACGTTGCCAGATTCATACCCGCCATCTTCGCCATACGCTGATCGTCCAAACGCTTGCGGGCTTTAATAACATCAAGGAGTATCTGGACATTCTCCCCTTTTTCGTCAGCGTATGTCTTTTTTCTCAGCATAAGACCTCCGCTCTGGTAAACAAAAATCCTGTAAGCATCCAATCTTGTGCGTAAACAGCTAAGTCGTGCGTATCTCCTGTACCACGCTATTCCGATGTGTTTACCACGTTGCGCCTACTTACGGGCCGGAGTAACCGCGTTAGCTCCGGGCAAATGGTTTTATATATTTACATTTACATTATCATTTACATTAACATTTACATTTACATTAGGTTTTCAGATTCAAAACCAGTGGTTTCCGAAAAGAAAAACCAGTGGTTTATTATCTTTTCAAAGTGTACGCTGGCTTGCCGTCAACGCTTGTAAAATGGTACCATCTTGTCTCGCCATCCTTGCAAAATCCCATGTTATCGACATCATAGCAAGCACAGATGCCATCATCCTTTGAATAGCCAAACGCTTCCCTTGCCTGCGCAAGAGCTTTCCACAGTGGAATAAATACCCTTTTCATAGCTTATGTACCTCCGGTTAATACTTTTAAAACCTATGGTTAATAACTCCAAAAACCAGTGGTTATTTGATTTTTATGTGATATAATCCATAGGAAAGGAGTTTTCTTATGGACATTTCTCAATCACAACTTAAACTGCTTAAGCGTCTTCAAAAACAGGTGCTTAGAAAATCCTTGCTTTCTCTCTCCGATATTGAAGATATTTCAGATCTTGGAAGTAATGGTTTTATTCAGTATTCCAAAGAAACCGATGAGCGGAATTCAGAAACCATAATACTCATTACCGCTAAAGGAAAAGCTCATTATGAGTCTTACATCAGAGAATCCAAACGCTGGCTGATTCCCGTAGTTCTTTCGATTGTTGCTATAGTAATAAGCCTGTTTGCCTTATACCATTCAAATCAGACAATTAACGTCTATGTCAACAACAGGGCAATAACCGAAACAACCACAGATAAAGCAGATATGTAAGTCGGAAAGTTTGGATATCGGCTCCAGAGTGGCATCCCATCGCCATACTTTTTCAATGCTCGGTGAATTTTCCGTATCTCTTTCGGATCCATTCTTTCCTCAGTGCTTAACAGCAGGCAGTGAATCTCTCTCTTTGTCATGCGGTCATATATGGATTCTTTTCTCACTTCTCCTCCTCGTCCTCTAAAAGAGCTTCGATGCCGACTCCGAAGTAAGTTGCGATCTTCTGGAGACTTCTCAGCGTTGGCGTTGATTTTTCCCAACGCTTGATAGTTCCATTTCCAATACCACTATCAGCTTCCAGGCGAGCTATTGATACTCCTTTTTTATTGCACAAATCTTCTATGTTCCGTAGAACCATTTATCCACCTCCAATCTGTATATTTTTAGAGATATAGCTTGACATTACATAGAGAATAATCTAAAATATGAATTGTGAGAGACATATTTCAGAGGGTTCCTGTATTTAGGCTTTTCTCTAACTTACAAGCCTATTATATAGAGTTCTCTCTAATTTGTCAATACTATTTTTTAGGTTTTTCTCTAAATTTAGGAGGTATTACATGAATAGTGTTGAGAATGTGAAAGCAATATGCAAAGAGAGAAAGATACCTATATCTAAGTTAGAAAAAGACCTCGGTTTTGCAAATGGGTATATTTCACAGTTGAGAAAGGGAGTATTTCCATATGACAGGCTGAAAAAAATCGCAGATTATCTGGATGTGTCTGTTGATTATCTCAACGGAGAGGAGGAAGCCGTTGCACAAGAAACGCATATTGATTTAAAAGCGGAGTTTGACCGCATCGAGAAACTATTAAAAAGCGGGGAAGGCAAACCGTTATACTTTGACGGACATCCCGCAGATCCGGAAAGCATAGATTTACTGCTTAACCAGATTAAGATTTCCGTTGCGCTTGCATTCAAACAGCGCAAAAAATAGGAGAGGTAGAACATGGAAGATGCAAAAAGGACAGCCGTAGAACTAATGGAGAAATACCATACAAATGATCCGTTTGAGATTGCGGAGCAACAGGGGGTATATACACAGGTTGGGCCTTTAGGTAAGATATTCGGATGCTGCTTAACCATAGCGGGGGAACGCTTCATTTACATAAACAGTGATCTGGATACACCTACACAGAAGATGGTAGCGGCTCATGAACTGGGCCATGCCGTGATGCACCGGGAAGACTACTTCTTTTTTAACTGGATGAACGATACGACATACCGGAGCCGGGCAGAAATCGAAGCGCACACCTTTGCCGCAGAACTGCTTGTACCGGACAGTGTTGTACTGGAACATCCTGGATTTACGATTAACCAGCTATCCGCATTGACTGGATATGCTGAGGAGTTCTTGAAATTCAAAAGTGTTTAAGGGGGATGTGTATGAGCAACTACGTTACAGTGACAAGCCACAAAAAGAGACGAACAGCTCTTATCCTTTGCATAATAGGAGGTTGTTTAGGATTGCACTACTTTTATGTAGGCCGTTACGGCAAAGGAATCCTTTTTATATTTACTGCTGGATTATGCGGCATTGGATGGATTTCAGACATATCAAAAATATTGAAAGGGCGATTTGTCGATCAATACGGAAATCCGCTGATTGAGTGGTGATCTTATTTAGAAATGATTGAGAAAGATGAAAAGCGAATTTTAGAACGCAAAGAGATTGAAAAGAATAGAGAAATTCAAGAAGAGAACAAAAGAAAATTAAATTATTCTTTTACCATAAAAGATATGGAACAATTTAGCGAAATACCCTTTGAATGGTGCTGGGTAGATACCTTATCATACTCCAACGGCATTGCTTGGTTTATGTTAAACAAGAATAATCAATATATTGCCTTATCTGTTTTGGATTTTATTAACCAGATTTTAGTCAAATCTAAAGCTTATACAGGATTCACAAAAAAATTGTATATTTGCACAGAAAACATAAATTTTGATTTTCCGGTTCCAATGCACAAGGATAGTCTTCCTTGGACATATGTGCAGTGTGTACCATATACTCCAAAAATGAAACTATCAAAGCATCCGGCAGTTTTACATTTTTGCGAATACGCTACCAAAAAAGAATACTGTGGTTTTGAATCATATGTCTTTTGTTCTCTTGGAGAGATATTTTTTATGCAAGACGGGAATATAGGGAAAGTCAATTTAGACATACCGCCTTATAAAATCCAAATCAGGCTTCATGGATTAAATTTAATTGTTAAGAGAATTGACAAATTTACCTCAATGGGGAATATTAATATCTACAAATTTAACCCTAAGGAATCTAATGCTTTTTGATTTTATTTAATTCTTCAGATTGTTGAGCTGGATGAGCGCCAGATTCAAAAGCTTCTCTTACAGCAGCTTTCATCTGCCGCAGAGGAGAGAGGGCATTCTCAGGAGTGACGATACTTTCCAGACGCTCAACACGATTTACTAAGTTATTCCATCGTTTTTTTGATATAAACATAAAATACCATCCTTTTTATTTTTATCATATCAGAAAAACCTATGGTTATATCACCAAAATAAAAAACGCCCGGCGCTACCAACACCAGACGTTTTGTGGATGTGATAAAAAATCACAAACCTACACCGATATAATATCACATCCAACAGCAGCTACGCAAGATAAATCACTAAAATCTGGTGGCTGTATTTTTTATACCCAAAAAGGAGTGATACTATGGCAAAAGCAAAGAAATTACCATCTGGATCATGGAGAGTCCAGGTATTTGACAGATTTGAGGATGTACGAGATAAGAACGGGAAGCCGGTTCTGGATGATAAAGGCAAGCCGAAGAAAAAGAGAATCTATAAATCATTCACAAACGATGACCCTACACCAAAAGGGAAGAGGGATGTTGAACGGGAAGCTGCCATATGGGCCGCCAGCAAGGAAAACGAATCAAACACCAACACTGAATTGACTTTAGGCGAAGCCACCGATTCGTACATAAGCCAGCGTTCCGCTGTGCTGTCACCATCAACTGTGAGAGAATACAAAAACTCCAGAAAGCGAGACCTGCAAGGAATGATGAATGTAAAGCTCCAGGACATCACGCAGGACATGATACAGGCGGCTATAAATCAAGAAGCACTCTCTCACTCTCCCAAATCTGTGCGGAATATGCACGGGCTTCTCACAGCTGTCCTTGCCACTTACAGACCCGGCTTTGCAGTCCGAACGAAGCTCCCAGCAAAAGTAAGGCCTGATCTTTATGTTCCATCTGACGCAGACATAAAAAAGCTGTTAGCCTACACAAAAGGAACTGATATGGAGTTACCTATACTCCTTGCAGCGTTCGGACCAATGCGGCGAAGTGAAATATGCGCACTAGAGTCTGGCTGCATTGACGGTAATGTGGTGCACGTTGCTTATGCGCTCGTACAAAACGATAAAAAGGAATGGGTGAAAAAGAGTCCAAAGAGCTACGCAGGGGACCGGTACATCCCGTACCCATCGTTTGTGTCGGATATGTTTAAAGAAAAGTCCGGCCGCGTTGTTGATATGACACCGATGCAGATCACGAAAAAGTTTTCCAGGCTGTTAAAAAGGGCCGGTCTTCCGCACTTCCGGTTCCATGACCTGCGGCACTACTCCGCCTCCATACAGCACGCTATAGGGATACCGGATGCTTACATCATGCAGCGTGGCGGTTGGGGGAATGATGGAGTTTTGAAACAGGTCTACAGGCACACCATGATAAGCCAGGAAAAGGACATGAGCCAAAAAGCGAATGACTATTTTGAAAATATCGCGAAATAAATCACTATTTTGTGGGGTAAAACGGGATAAGATATGGGGCAATAAACAGGTGCTTCGGATGGGCTATGCAACACGAAATGCAACACGATGAGACAAGAATGTTTATTTTAAGCCACTTGTGGCCGAGAGGTCGCAGGTTCAAATCCTGTTGCCCCGATTAACTGGAAAGCCGCATAGAACCTAGAGCTTAGGTTTTATGCGGCTTTAGATGTTATAAGTATTTATCACTTGTTGCATAAATATATTAAAAATGATACATTTTTAAAAACTATGCAACACGAAATGCAACACGAAATATTCTTGATGGGCGGTGTGTCCATCGTCTCAAACACTCCATAGGAAGTGTGTCGGGAACCATTGCAGAACTCAGAATATTAGCATTATTTCACACCCGGGCCATGCTCAGGGTCCTGATCGTGGTTGTGGCGTGCGCTGTCTGGGGTTGTGCCTGCATCAATGACACCGTTTACCGGATGTCCTCCGCCAGCCGGTTTTCCTACGCCCTGGCCGGAATTAACATAGTGACCACAGTCATCATCTGCCGGAGACAGATTGTGATGATCGTTGATATCGCAGTGTGCTACATCATGAGGTGCACAGTCGCGGTGTAACGGTTCGTGGGTATTCATTTCTTTTTCCATAAGTGTTTTCCTTTCTTTCCATAAGATTTTTGATATCTCCATAGTAATGCTTTTTCTCCATTTGATTATCCCAGTTAAATAGTAATTTAACACCTTCTGGAATTACCGATGTATCTCATGCCATTAATACGGTATACGGATCTGGCAACATTTCTTATCACGTAATCGGCAAGGTGTGTTTTGTTTATTTTGTATTCACGCCTAGCCAAAAATGCGACAATGTAGGATTGCTTAATAATGGCGTATTACCGCTCGCACAAGACTCTTTGTATCGTAGTATATCAACCTGGGGCAATCCGAACGTGGCTGTAAGTCTAGTACAAACGGTTACAACCGGTGCCCTACGCTTTTGGTGCGGAGAATCCTCTATAGGTATGCAAATTTTTGACAGTTTTTCGTATTGCATCAAGTAATATCCCGAACAATGTCTCCGCGCATGTGCAGCACAGTTGTTCAAGATATTAAATGATTTTCTGCCACGGGAACCACTGTCCGTTGTATGTTCTTACATACATGCCAACAAAACCATTCTCGAAATATGGAATACACATTGAAAGACCATTTGCAAGAGCAATATATGTCGAATCATAACTTGTGGGCAGATTTGCCGTGCTTCCATTTAAAAAGCAACAACCAAGTACATTTGGATCAAATTTTTTAGTATCAGATACACCCGAAATCTTCTTGTATCCATTTGCTTTTGTAATATAATTCCCAGCTAAATTACTATTTAACGCATTAAGACCACTGGATAAATCTGTCATACCGCCGGTCAGCGCAGCGGTACCGATCTTTGTCATAACCGTATTAATGACCTTGTCGGCCAAGGCATCAACAAGAGACTGCGCTGTTACAATATTTCCCTTTTCCCCACAAAGCCCCTGCGTATCCTCTGCCTGCACAGCGGATAAAGCTGTAGCATCAAAGCCTTGCGCCATTAGCTGGTAGTTGATCTTGTCATCAACCGGAGTGATACCGGTAACTGTTTTTAAAGTGATGTATGTGCTGTTGCCATACTTGACCATCGTGAGCTGTTCATAAGTTGCGTCTGCGCTATATTCGCCACCATTGGTTATCATCCATTTACCAAGGTCTGTTTTTCCCATGTCTTATACCTCCACAAACACATGATTGTTTTCCATTGATACCGTTACGTTTTTTCCCTGATCACATTCTAAATGACCAGTTGAGATGTTTAAAGAAAACGTAGGGAAAACGATATCTGCATATGCTCCAGCCTTGTCTGCGCTTTCTTTTGCTTTTTGGCAGTAGTACATAGAGTTATCGGTTTCTTCGTTTTCTCTGGATCCAGTCCCACCGTGAGCAAAGCTTTCAGATGCCGTAAGGTATGTTTTTGCATTCGCTGCATAACTCTGTGCATCAAGCATATACTGGCGTAAGATTTGCATCACTGTAGGCTCCAGTTTGTCAAGCGTTACTGATCCATCTCTTACTTCTGCGCTTATATTTGTTCCATTAAGCTTCATAGCGATGGTCGCGGTATTATCCACGCTGTAAACAAACCGCTGGAAGCTTATCTTTTTAGTTGTTCCGTCCTGCTGCACCAACACAAGGTTGTCGTCATCATCGAGATCGATGCGTGTAGGCATCATCTCAATTGGGAAGTCATAGCTTTCCGTGCTGCCATCTCTATGAGTAACAGTAACAATCCAGGTGTCGGTATCTATGGTCCATCCGGTTATAAATCCGGATGCATCCGATACCTCCAACTTGTCTTGCGACAATGCGAGAATATACTGAGCGCACTGGAGTATACCGTTGTCCATGTGACGCAGGTTTTTTTGACCAAGCGCCGTAGATGTTGAGGGCCAGTTAAGCCAGCCTACAACAGCGTAAAAAAGGTCAGTCAGCTTCATCGTTTTCCTCCCTCTCTTTCACAACAATTCCACGATCCAGAATATCAGCCATTTGGCATATTACTTTTACATTCTGTAATCCGGAAACATTGAGCGAATTCAAAAGCACAGCCAATGTTTTTACATCATCCTCATTGTAGCTTACCTTCGTCATTTCTTCGCCACCTCGTTTTCTATGATATATTGCATTGCACAGGTCAATATAGCTATGTAGTTCTGATACGGAATGGTCAAATATCCTTTATATCGTCCGTACAATGGGAGATTAATGCCAAGTTCTTTGCAAAGATCCAATACCTCTTGCGCTATAAAACCGACTCCAGGTTCGTTTCCATTGTTCATTTTGTACGATACCGGCCTAAGCTTTTTTACAATGTTGTAAGCAAGCTCTGGAGATATCGAATTAACATCATGCTTAAGGCGCTTATCACTCCACCATTCTCCGGCAACAGAACTGTATATTTTGCTGCACTGAATGCTGCTGTTACAAACTATATACCCTGCCGTCAAATCGTTTATATTAGCGCTGTCTTGGACTATTAAATTGTTGCAAGTGTGGGAACTTGCTATTAGCGTGGAAAAGTATCCAGTATTGGTTGACGAAGTAGATCCAATTTGAATACTCTTCGCCACAACCTTTCCGTCGGAATCAACTGTAAACTGACCATTCCCAACATCTATAGACCCCTTAAATAATCCGGCATTGACGGTCAGCGTACCATCCGAAGTTAAAGAGGAGTTTGTTGCTGTCCAACTAAAACGGTTGCCTTTTATATCAACACCGCCACTCTCAATGGACAGTTGCGCCGATACATCACCTTTGCTTACTTTAGCCGTAATGCTTGATTCTGTCTGTGATATTCTGGATGACAGCTTTTCTTCCGCACCAGTAGCTCGCGATACCTCTAATGATATTTCTCCCGCCATCTGGTTGAAACGAGATTCCGTATTGCTTTCAACATCTTTTAATGTATTCGAAACCTCTTCGACCGTTCTTACCAACTTTGCAGTTTTCCCTTGAAGCTGCAATATGGTGCTTTCTATGCTAAAAGATTGGGTAAGCTCCTGAGTTCCTTGACATTCGTAAGAATCCATAGCACCTTGTATTCCACTAAGAGTGCGTTTAGATATTATGGTGTTTACTGGGCCGCCCACTGTCTGAACTATAACTCGATCACCAACTTCAAGCCACGGAGCGCCATTTGTTGTTATTGATGCAGGCGTATATGACAAACCGATTATTGCTGTTCTTATGGCATTGGCTATACTGATAAGTTCGGATGTGGTTTTTCCATATACAAGAGGATTTCCCTCAATGATATACACATTCTCGCCATCACCTACACTCGTTCCACCTATATCTCCTTCCTCTTGACGAATCTGCACAGTATCTATGTCAGGCACCATAAATTCTTCGCTTTCAGAGCTTTGATAAACAGTTATGGTATCTGTTATATCATCTGTTTTTGGAATACTTATAAATTGAAGCTCGCCGTTTCTTGTTATGTTTCCGAAAACTCCGTTAATTTGGCATATATACTTAAGCACATCGCGCCCATTTAAAGTGCTCGGCTGTATGGTTTTGGTTATCTCCAGATCATCATTGACAAGAGCCGCGTTTAACACCGGGACTCCTACAAAAGCGCAAAGAGATTTTGTAAAATCCGACAATTTGATTGGAAATTCGACTGAATTATACCAGCCGGAAACATCAGCATCAAAAAGCTGCATCCGGTCATATGCTATGATTTTTCTGGTGTCCTTATCGTCCTGCTTTGGAGTTGATGAAACTGTATAAAGACCAAGTGACATGGGATAATCACCAATATCTTCCAATACCATGAATTCTCTTTTTGATATGTTTCGATCAAGCCCGGATACAGTTATCTCAAATTCTGCCGATTCGCATGCACCAAAATCCAGATCATCCGATGTACTTATGGATTCCGTAATGGTCATGGATTCCGAAGAAATCATATCATCTGTGATTTCAAAATCAATGCTGTCAGAAGACAATTCGGACGGATACAGCGTTTCGGACGGATACAGCGTTTCAGATGGGTACAGTGCCCTATAGTCTTCCTTAAAAAACACAAGGCGCAGTTTTTTTCCGCCATATGTATTGTATAAATCTTTATATTTCTGCTCGACGTCTATCATATGGCCCACCTCTAATACTGTATCATTTCCAGGGTAAATGCTTCATAAAACATTTCCCCTGTGTCATTATCTGCAATATGAGATATTGCAAATTCAGTATCTGGTACATAAAAATATCCTGACCCGTAAATTCCGGTATCCAAATTCCAGTATGTAACTTCGTACTTGCGCTGATCTGTATCAACAAGACCATTTGCTTTTAAAGAATTAAATAAGTCTTTTTCTTTTTGTGACAGCGGTCTGATCTCCAGCTTTAGAGTGGTTTTAAAATTAGGAGATGTGACACGCTGCAAATCATTGTTGTTATCGCGCCACGCTTTTTTCTCTGTTCGCTGATCCGGCGTAGAAACGTACCGTGTCAGGAAAGCGTTCGGGAGCGCCATGCTCCCAAACTTAACGAGATATCCTTTATAGTCCTGCTGCATATGTACCTCCTACACCAACACCGGATTCTTTCCGGTTCTCTTTGTTTCCTGCCGGACAAATTTAACAGTCGAGTTCCCAAGTTCTTTTCCGTCCAGATAAATATGTCCGACTATATCTCCGCTGTTATCAGTCATTCCAACAGCCTGTAAAGCTTCTATCATGGCCTTTTTTATGGTTGACAAAGGTGACACAACTTCCGTTTCTCGCTTGTTGTCACCAAGGATTGCGGCAAATTCTCCGGCACGCGGCGGCACTACAGTTCCGGATGCCAAGTGCGGCAAAGAAACACTTGCTACGCTCGGAACAGAAGTCTGTAAAGAATACTCTGAGATGCCTAAAGAACCGCCTGTCAGACCGTTCCATATGTTACTACCAATTCCACTTATCTTTTTGATAACACCATTAATGGTATCCCATATTCCGTTCCATATATTCGAGGTTTTTTTCCCCAACGAATCCCATGCGTCACTGACTTTTTTCTTAAACTCATCTACTTTTGTGCCAGAATCTTCTTTGATTTTGTCCAATTTTTCTGAGATAGTTTTCTTAATGTCATCCCACTTTTCACTAGCGTTTTCTTTAACTTCATCCCATTTTTCTGACATTTTTGTTTTAATATCGGTGATTTTTGCTATAAGATTCGGTATCATATCGGTTATCTTATTGATAAGACCATCCATCAAATAGCCGCCCATTTCTGCCATAACAGTTGATGGGCTATGAATGCCGAACGCTAGCTTAAATCCGTCAATAAACGGTTGGAATATGTGCTCTTTAACCCATGTTTTTATATCGGCCCATGCTTTGTTAATTCCATCTCTTAATCCCTGCATGGTAAATTGACCGTCTTTAAATGCCGTTTCTTTCCACCACGTCACAGCTGCATTCCAACCAGGCTTAAGGAGTCCAATTATAATTCCCCCTATCGCGCCAAAAACAGGACCAATGCCACGAACAAGAGATGCAAGTATTCCTCCGTAATCAATAGAGCCTATAAACTCTGCTATTTTTGTTCCAATTTCTTGCCAATCCACCCCGGCTAGAGTTCCGACAAGCGTATCGATTAATCCTTTTACAGCACCGCCTAATGCTCCGGCCCACACATGCGGATCAATAGAATCAATAGCGCCATTGATGCCATTTCCAAGAGATATTCCAAGCTTTAAAAAGTCGAATCCAGCACTGTCTCCATTGCCATTGAAAAAGCCATCAAGCATCTCAGCAAGGATGTTGAATTTTGCAATGAATAATCGGCCAAGTTTCCACCAGTCAATCTCATCAACGAGACTGTTTGCACCTATGGCAAGCTTTGCGCCAAGATTTTTCCAGTCGATGCCGTCCACGAATAAAAGCAGGGTGTTTACCAGAGTATTAAGGCCAGCACCGAGCGTTCTGCCGAGTAAATCCCAGTCGATGTTATCAACAAGGCTGTTGAATGTCTCTGTAAATGCGTTTACGAAGTATGTGATCTTCGGTCCGACATTGTCCCAGTTGATTGCATCATATATTTTTTGCAGACCTGCATTAATGCCATCTGCCATATACGCACCAAGACCGGACCAGTCCTCGCTTTTAATAAAGCCTTTAATCTTATCGGCCATCTGTTTAAACCGGCTTTCAATCTCTGCCGTTTCAAACATATCTGCTGGTGATGCTCCGCCGCCACCTCCGCCTCTTCCAGAATCTTCATCTTTCTGGACATTCAGTTTATCAAATGATGCAAGTTCGCCTTTGGCTTCTTTTGCGGCCCCTCCGGTCTTTTTCAGAGATTCCGCGTAGTTTTGCTGGACTTTGGTTGCCTTTGTAAATGTTTTCTGGCCTGTCAACGCTGCCATAAACTGCGCTATGGCGGTAACAGCTGAATTAAGAAGGCTGATAAGATAATTCAACGCAGGAGCTACCGCTGTCAGTATTGGAGCAAACGCAGTGGCAAAGCTGTTTTTAAGCTGCGTGAGCGAAGATATCAAGCCGGATATAACACCATTGGTGCTGCCGGAATACTGGGCTAAATTTTTGAATCCGTCCACAAGGGCGCTTCGGAGCTTGTTGAACAGCACATACAGGCTCCGGATGCCGAATAAATACTTTAGTAACTTGCCTATACTTATGGTGCTCTTATTGGATGTTTTATGGATGCCTAGAATGCCGGATGATATTTTTTTAATACCATTAGCAATATTTGAGGCAACCATTTTTCCAAACATAGAAACAACTGAACGCGCTTTTTTTGCCAAAACGGAAAGTTTTGATATTAAGCCATCAAATATACTAGGCTTAGGCTCAGTGTTTTGAATCTTAGTCAGTTCTGATGCATATTCTTTTGCTGCTTCTTTTGCTTTTGCTAGTTTTACATAAACCTCATCATACTGTGCATCACCAAGCCCTTTTCCAGAATCCGTAAGTTTTTTCAACCGATTCTGTAAATCAACGATTTGCCCTTGCATCGTATTAAGTCCAAATGGGTTGGCATTTGGAGTCGGAGAAACAAGCTCTTTTTTGTAATCCTTAAGAGCCTGCTTTACTTTTTGAAGGTCAAGATAGGCCTTGTCAAATTCCTCATCTCCAAAATTTCTCCCAGTGTCAATGAGTTTTTGAAGTTTGCTTTGCAAATCCACAATCTGTCCAGACATGGTATTAAGGCCAAATGGATTTGCATTTGGGGTCGGAGATGTCAGCTCTTTTTTATAATCCTTAAGTGCTTGACTTACTTTTTGAAGGTCAAGATAGGCCTTGTCAAATTCCTCATCTCCAAAATATAACCCGTTCCCTTCAAGCTCTTTTATTTTTTCTTTTAATCTTCCGATTTCATTTTTAAATTCATTAGTAGATTGAACTGCCTTCTCCGCGCCCTTGACATACTGGTTCACAAAGTCAACAGCTGCTTTGTCATATCCAATATTATTTGGATCTACCATTGCTGTTTTCTGCGGTATGTTCTTGCTTTCAAGGTCTTCTCCACGATCAATCTTGATATTTTCCGCTTCTTTCCGCAGATCTTCCGCGCTCTTCTGCGCATTCTTATAAGAATCAGAAAGGCTCCCGGCATCCACTGCGGCCTTTGCGGCTGCATTGTGAATGCCGTTGAAAGATGTGGTTATAGATGTGGACAGGATCTGTATGGATTTAGTAAGCTGTTCAATAGCAGACTTCAATTCCTTTACGCCCTGTTGCGCACCTTTTTCATCAATCTTTGTGTCAATAATGATACTGCCGTCTGCCATACGATCTCCTTACAGCCATTTTTCCATGTTTCTGATAGTTTCTTTTTCTTCCTCGCTCATCTTGTTTTCCAACTTGACAAGAGAGCTGTTTTCCCTTTCAAACTCCCGCTCCCATTTCTCCAGCTTTTTTCTCTTTGCCTTTTTCTGCCGGATAGAAAGAACCTGAGAAAAAAGCCCGTCCCCGATCTCCATAAAAAAAGACAGGAATGTCCACCAGTGCATATATTCAAGTGCTCTGATTTCTTTTCCTGCCACTTTATTGACTGCCGGAACGATTATCCCAGCATCCTGTTCCCAGTCGATAAGACGCGGAGATTTCTTTTTTTCTTCTGTGGAGCCGCAGTCAATGAATTCCACGGCTTTCTCGCACGCTTCGCGATAATCACTCAGCGGAATACTCTCACCATCAATATACAGGATATCAAACATAACCTCCTGCTGCTCGTATGGTGTCAACTCCGGGTCGGCGCAGGCAATCAGAATGTCCAGAATAGTCCTGTAATCAGTCCTGATCTTATATTCTGCTCCGTTGATCTCGATGGAAGTAGGAAGATCATAACCACTACGCACTCTTATACTTGTCCGTATATTTTTTTACCCGGCTGCTGCTCTTTTTGATTCTCGTGTTAAATTCTTTCGAAACAAAATCTACGAGTACATCAAGCACATACTGGCAGTGAAGAGTTCCGTCCGGTCGCGGAGTCAGCGGGTTGGCATTTTTGAAAAGCACATCAGATGCGCCGCTGCTGTTCAGAAGTTCATCAAAAGCAGTCTTCACCTGATCTGTGAACTCATAAAGTTTATCCAGATCTGAATCAACATCTGGAATCTGTGCAGTTTCAAAAAAGTTCAACGTTTTTTCACATCTTTTTATGATGTCCAGGTCAGACGGGTTCCACCAAAAGCCACCAGTTACATTCCCGGCAGCATCGGTAACCTCAATCCATTCCCGGTCATCAATCTTAAGCTGTCTTGCCATAGATAACCTCCTTTACTCCAGACTGGAAGACGGGGTAAAAGTCTTTTTACTTACATCCCATGTACCCTTGACTCTGTTTCCTGCTTTATAGAGAGTGAACGGAGTCTGCACGCCGGAAGTGTCACCACCCACACTGTTCGGAATCAGATATACATCTTCGCGATAAGCCCATACCGCAGTCGGCGCAGCATCATCAGATAATCCAGGCTTTAACAGCACATCAACCATTGTTGTCTTACACTTATCTCCGGTAGCTCTGGTGTTTGCCAACTCCATGATCTTAGTAGACAGTGCGTCATCATAGTCTTCGAAGTAAAACGGGTCAACATCTGCCTGCGCTTCATATCCAGAATGCTGTACCGACTGTTCGCCCAGAATGTTCTTTGTTACCTCGACATCTGGGTTCAGCTCTTCGTTGTACTCTTCCAGATTTTTGCCGAGTCTTACATAAGTCGGGGTAGAAGAACTGAAAGCCGCGTCTACATAGTGAGCCAAAAACTTACGTTCAATCATGTCTTTTTTCCTTTCTAATCAATCGGTTTTATGTCATTGGTGTACTGCACCGTAACAGGCAGTACCCAGTCTTGCACCGCTTCCCCATTCGGTTCTAAGCCATATGAGTTATCGCGGGTAATGCGTTTTATCACTCGACCATCAGACAGGGCCGGAAAGGCCGCTAGGAGCGTCTGAGTGCCGTTTATAACAACAGGCTCCCGACATATCCACTTGCCGAGGGTGTCAAGGAAGTCTTGTACATTCAGTTTAAGCCGTTCTTTTGTGGCTGCTGTGCGGTATACCACGTAAAACGGATACTGGCATTGCTGATGGATGCCGCCGCAGACATCTTCCGATTCTGCGTACACCAGCGCCCCATTATCGGCTGAAAAAGCAATGCCGGATTCTTTCCCCAGTTCCTCAAACTTAATGACATCGCCATCTTCCAGGCCGGGATATTGATTTAACAGGGATTTCACCGCGCGGGTGAGAATATCAAACCCGCTCGCGTCCCGCCCTATGACCTTATCCATGCTTACCACCTCCAGCTATGCGCTTTACGCCTTTGATCCATGTCTTTCCGTCTGCCTGCTTCGCTGCTTCAAACCAGTGATCCTGTGCTTTTGGGTGTGCCTGGTGCGTGTAGGTGATGTTTTCCCGTGCGTTGGTCTTGCCTGTGTACTCACTCACAAGCACCTTACGTGCTCCACGCCGCGCCCAGGGCGATCCGGTAAGCTCATCGACCATTACCTTACCCTCATACAGATAACGCCCCTGTGGGCCATATCCGGCATACACAAAGCCGCTTCCCTGTACAGCCGCGCTTGCAGCTCTTGTTGTATTGATAAAGCTGCCAGTTACCATCGGCATATACGGCACCATACTGTTCATGACAGCGCCGTCCAGATAGTATTGTGCCTGCTGAAACTGCCGCTCAAAGCGGGACATATCGAGTTTCAGATGAATGCTGCCAACATTGTATGACAGATTTTTAAGATAAAAGCGCTTGCTTCTCCTTGCCATATTACCGCCCCTTAAACCTGCCTACTTTCCTAAGATTTCAAAATGTGGGATAACCGTATACGGTCCACCTACACTGGTTATCTTGTAAACATTGTCGCGGTTGCTGTTCATGTACTGGTAAAAGCCATTGCGGTAATCATCATCCACAACCATGCCGCCAGTCCATTCACCCTTCCAGAAAAAGTCCTCTGGCCCGAAGGTGATACTGCCCGGAAGATCATCATTGACCTGAGCCGCCCATGCTTTCGGGGGCAACCACGGCACCGCTGCACCGTCTGACCGCTGAACCATCACCTTGTCCCCGTCTGGGGTGTAAGCAATATGCAGTGCGGCATTGTCGGTACTGTCTGGGCCATACTTTTTCAGTATTGCACCGTGGTCGGTTATCAGGTCAACGTCAGATAGCACATGAGGATACCAGTACGCATCTCCTGTTGTGGCACTTCCGTAATAGTTGAAAAGTGTTATTTTAGATGAATACATGATACCCTCTCCTTAATTATTCTTTCTGCACTGTCTGCTTAATAACCTGATTCACGCCAGTAGCCGACAATCCGTTAAACATACCGACCGCAACCGCTGTGATATAATCCGATGCCGGGAAATCCGGGATAACTCCCATTCCGACCGCTCCGAGAATTCCACCAACAACCGCCATGATTACCGGGATCCATTCATCTGAGATTCTTTTTGATGCTTTGCAGCCCATTCCTACGATGTAGCAGATCATAACGATTGCGATACATGAGCCTAATGTTGAAATGTCCATAATACAAAACCTCCTACTTAACTACGAAATTCTCCCATTTCTTATAAGCGTCCACATAGGTTTCCTGCTTATCTCCGTTATGGGTAATCTCATAATACATTCCATCAGATACAGTTGTACTTACAAGAGCCTTATTGTTCTGTAAGGTCTTGCAACTCCAGACAATGAAAACATCATCTTCTGTAATCTGTTTCTTGTCGGTTTTATCCGCATGTGAGTTGAAATAATCAACTACAATCTTTTTGCATAAACTTAAAAAAGCATCGTTTCCCATTTTTGCCCTCCTTTAATTTTCTGAATTCTTCCTGTGTCAGGATAGCGTCTCTTCCGCATGGTGGAAGTTCACCAGTAAGCGGATAAACGCATCCAACAGAACAATCCAAGTGCTTGCATTTAAAGCACTCTTCATCTCCCTCATTTACTGCATACATACTCACACCCCTGCATACAATATCGGTATTCCATCATCCGTCCTTACTCCCATCAGAAGCGGCAAAGCTGTCTTTAAGAGTAAGTCGTTCGTTTTCTGTATATCTCCGGCTGCAGCGTATACCGCACTCCATTCCTTCGCGCTTGCCCCAATCTGCTGAGGGGTTGCGTATGATCTGGATTCGCTGCCGGATGATACAGAGGTTACTATTCCCGTGGTAGTGCCGCCACCAGGTAAGGTGGTAGCCGTTCCAGTAGCCGCCGCCGCTGCCGCGTGTTGCTCCGCAATATCAATCTGATACAGGATATCAGCCGCAGCGCAGACAGCTTTCTTTATGCGCTTCTGTTGCCGCTCATCCCCTGGCAGGCCGTCCACCAGTCGGTCAAAGGTAAGAACGTCGATAAAGTCACTGGCTCTTTCAGAAAACCGATTAAAATCAGATTCCGGCACGACATTGCCGAAAAATGATGTTTTGTAAAACTCATAGTCTGCATATGCCATGCCGGAACCCTCCTTACGCCTTTGCGGTTACTGTCGCATGTCCTGCACTCAGTGCCTTATAGGTGCTGTCACACTCAACTAACGTAATAACCTGCCCGGTTGCAGCGGTAATATCGGACTTGCCGTCCCATGCGCTCCAGTTCTTCACATTCTGGCCATACTCCACGGTTGTCTGAGAGGACGCTACCTTGTATTTATACAAGTTTCCCTCACTGCCTTTGTCTGGGGTAACCGTCAGCTTGGTGTCTCCACTCTTAGTTCCTGCTGCGGAAGCCACAGTCAGATCACCAAGAGTCTGAGCGCCGCCAAAGCTGATAACAGAGATTCCGTCCAGGTACTCTGCAAACAGAACCATACCCATGATCGCAAACGCTTCGGAAACCGCTGTGTGGTAGTTACCCTGGGTGTGGAAGCCAATAAGCGGGGTCTCGCCTGCAACGGTGTAAACCAGTCCGGCCTTTGCGAAGTCAGAATCGCTAGGGTCAACATAGTACAGCACGATGTTATCTACCGGGGTAGCAATGACCTTGCCGCGCGGAATCTCGCTCTCAGAAAGCAGGAAGATGGTATTGAACCCCATGAAGTCCTTTACATACTGGAAGCCGAACTGATTCTGCACGGTGATGTTTGCCGCACCGATGTACTCATACACATCCAGACCGTTCACAAAGCCAACGATTCCGTTCGGGATAGATCTGTGCATCTGCTTGAACTTATCCTCAACGCGGCCTTTTGCCATAGCAAGAGCCATCTGGAAGGTACTCTCAGTAGAGGTAAGGCTTCCGGTCTTAAGGTAGGTGTAAAACCGTCCGGTAACATCGGTCTGGAGTTCGAAAAGAAACTCATCGTCAGTCAGCTCCACGGCAACATCGTAGCCGTAAGTCTTGATAGCTTCGATAGACACCGCTTTTGCATACTTCTCCACGGTGATCTCTGCGTAGCTCTTTTCCTTGACCTCGAATTTGGAGTACGGGATTTCCTCGCCCTCTCCAACTTTTCCACTCTCAAGAGTGCCCTGTGCGTACTTAGATTTAAGAGTAGACCCCGGGTCTTTCTTAATCATTCTCAGCACGCCAAGAATTTCACGCAGGTGCTCCCAGTTTCTTTCAAACCGGGTGACAAAATCCACCTCGCGTGCGCGAACCTGGATGTTTTCCTGCTTAATAAGGTTATTTTTTGCCATAAAAAAATCCTTTCTACCTATAGCTGTTAAAAGGTGTGTAGGTCAGCGGCCACGCTCAAAGCGCATGGTCGGTAATTGGATCACTCAAACAGTGACATGTTGCTTGCAATGGCAGCCTGACGTTCTCCTGCATCTTTGATATTCATGATATCAGCTTTCGTCAGTTTGCCCGGCGGGGTGTTTTTACTGAGACTGGTTGTGAACCGCGCCTGGTTATGTTCTGCCTGTTCCTGGTCTTCGTCAACAAAAGCTGACGCATCGTCTTTTTTCATCTGCTCCAGAAGATCGTTAAGGCCCAGAATCTTGCCGTCTTTAAGTTTAAGCCCGGCATCCTTGATATCAGCCATAACCGCTTTTTTCGCCGATGTGGAAGAGAATTTAACATCTTCCAGTGCGGTTTTGAGAGCATCCGCAAAATCTCTTTCATAGATCTTGTCGTTATACTCTTTCTCTGCATCTGCCGCTTTCTGTTTCCAGGCTGCAAGCTCTCCATTAATGCTTTCCGGGTCAATTCCATCAAAGCTCTTAAGAGTGTTTTCAGCGGTCTCCGCACGTTCTTTCCAGGCATCACGCTCACTCTCTACCTTAGTGAGGGTTTTCGTAACCTCTCCGGCGTTTTTGTAATGCTCAGACAGTGCTTTTTTCACATCTGCCTGCTTATCCTCCGGGATGTCGATGCCAAATGATTTGAGTGTTTCAATAAGTTTCTGCATATCTATCCTCCTGGCCGTGTTTATTGACCTGCCGCCGCAGGTAAATGGATTAAGCCCGATAGACCACGGGCGGGGTAATGGACCGTCAGGGATTCGAACCCCGGACCACCCGGTTATGAGCCGGGCGCTCTCACCGCTGAGCTAACGGTCCTAAAACACCGGCTACATATTGCAACCGATGTTTCGAGAAAGAAGTCGATGTGAAAAAGTCTTGCTGCATTGGCTAGGGGTGAACAGCAAGAACCATCACGGCGGTCGTAAGCCGCCTTAACAGCCTATCGGCTATGAGGGGAAAGGAGGATTTCACCAAAAACAAAAATCCGTGCCATTGGTATGGCAAATACGCACGCCGGGAATTTCGCCCGCTTTTAACCTCCGGGATAACCCGTTTATATTAAGGGCGTGCGTGGGAGGTGTAAATTGGCTAGCAAAGATTAACCTCCTGTGAATCTTTGCTGCACTTATAATGTATCATTTATCCGTATGTAAGCTATCCACACGTTTATAACATATCTCTAAGTTTATCAACATACCGCTTCACAAGGTCACGTTCTTCGCGGCACTCCGCGTCCTTTGACATGTCCCCAATCTCAGCGGTCAACCCATCCAGATGCTCTTCCAGCGCGGCAAGCATCTTGCGCTTGCAGTCTTCGGATTTTCCAGAACGGTAGCTCTGTTTCTGGGTCATGTAATCATCGTAAGCATCCCGTCCATCATTGCGGCTGTAATGCCCTCGCACGTAATGTTCGCCACGGCGCATGTAAGAAGATCCGCGGTCATAGTCCGGCATCATCCGGCCATCAGAAGAACTGTAACGGCCCATGCTGTCTCGTCCACGGCGTTCACTGTAATCACCTACACCGTCACGCATCTGATCCAGCACGGTCATATAATACTCGCCCTTTTTATCCCAGTACTCTGTGTTTTTGATATCCTTATACATATCAATCAACTTAAAGGCGGTGTCCAGATTGCCAGAGGTGAGGCCTTTTTCTGCGATATTGGATATTTCATCTTCAATTCGTGCGCACAGATCTTTAATATCTCTCATCATCCCACCTCCTTATGCTACCCGTGTTACCACAAGATTTGCGTTTGCTACGGTTATAGCCTGCGTGCTGGTGTTCTCCACTGCAATATTTGAGCAGCACCCACGCGGCACATCAATAAAGATACCTGCGGATACGTTGTTAAACGCTTCCACCACCGCAGGAGTGGATATCATCTGAGATGATAAGACCGGTTCGCCGCCGATCGCGATTGCAAGGGAGATTGCTTCTGCTGTCCCTCCTGTCGGAACGGCAATATTTGCAGAAAAGGCCACAAAATAGCGGGCCTTACACTGGTTCGTCATTCCTCTGAGAGTAACTATTCCGCTGCCCTCCCGGTGCTGAACACATGCGGTCCCTTTTACCGCTGTGTTGGTATATACTACATTTCCATTTGCTGCCACATCCTGAGCGGCAACAGCTACATATTCAGCCATATTGTTTTCTCCTTTTTCATATCGCAAAAAGGCAGGACTGAGCCTGCCGATTTGCGTAATACCGGCTCTGGGCCGAACATCTGACCATATTGCCGATGTCAGGAAAATGGTCAGAAGATACAGATATGAGGTTGTCAGCAGTTGCATCCAGTGCTGCAGCCATAGTATACGTTCGGGTTCGGCACCTGGTAAGCCGGAATCGGTGCCGGATTGATCGCATTAATGAGCTGCTGGGTCTGTGCTGCCATAGCGGTAGTAAGCAATGCACTCTGGCGATCCTGAGATGCAGCGCGTCTGAGATCATTGTTTTCAGCCTGTAAGTTGGAAATCTTCTCGTTGCACAGGTAATCAAGGATTGCCCTTGTTCCTGCGTTCTGGCTGTCAATAATGTCTCTGGTGTTGCTGTTCATGGTGTTCTGGAGTGCACAGGTGTTCTGCGCCATGTTGTAGTTTACACCCTGGATTGCTTCCCGGGTCTCACAGCAACACTGAGCAAGCTGCGCCTGGAGTGCATTGGTGTTCTGCATGTTGGCTACAGTATCGGCATTAATAGCCTGCTGGATGCCGAAGCCAGTCTGCATGACGTTTGTATTGATGCCGTTGAATCCGGTAAGCATACCGTTATTCATGGCATAGAAGCCATCACACAGGCCGCTGGACAGGCCGTCCAGTTTGCTGATAACTGCCTGGTTGTCAAAGCCACGCTGGATTGCAGAATCGGTGTATGCGCTTCCGGCTGCTCCACCTCCGCCGTTTCCCCAGCCATTGCCACCCCATCCGCAAAATGCAAAAATGAATAAAACGATGAGCCACCAGACACCGTCTCCGCCAAACATTCCATCATTTCTGTTGTTTCCGGTTAAAAGAGCAACGTCAGAAGCTGTTAAGTTTCCATCCATAATTATTAAATCTCCTTTGATGTATTTACATTGATTTGGCCAAATCATAATGTACTTATTTATAAAAATATGTTATAATTTAGTCGTACGGATAGGGTAGCTCCCGAAAGTCTCATGTCCTAGAGATTTCCGTACTTTCATCAATAGGACACGCACACTGAAAGGACAGGTGTTATTTTTATGCAAGAAATTTGGAAAGATATACCCGATTATGAGGGAATATATCAAGTTAGTAACTTCGGGAATGTAAAAAGTATGAATTACAATCATACTGGAAAGCCTAAAAATATGACCATTAAAAGTCATCATTCTGGATATAGAATGGTTATGTTATGTAAAAACGGAAATCATAAAAAAAAAACCATTCATATTCTTGTGGCAACTGCTTTTATTGAAAACCCTTTAAATAAGCCTTGTGTTAATCATATTGATGGCAACAAATCAAACAATTTTGTTTCTAACTTGGAATGGGTATCATATAGTGAGAACACAAGGCATGCAATAAAAACAGGGTTACGCGCTGATTCTAATATGACTGGTTGTAAAGGAATATTAAATCCCCTTAGTCGTCCAGTGTATCAATATACAAAATCAAATCAGCCTGTAAAAAATTGGCCATCAATATCTGATGCGGCCAGATATTTGAATTGTCCACCAGCGTCAATTATAAATAACGCAAAAGGGCGAACCAAAAGTTTACATGGCTACGTTTGGAAATACGAGGAAGATTAATTCTTCCTCTTTTTTATTTCATGCCGCCCAGCATCCGTTGAAACTGCTGTGCCATCTGCTGAGCCTGATCAAGCTGCGCCTGTGATATTCTGCCAGACTGCAACATCTTTTGTACCTCGGCTTTGGGATCTCCCTTAAAGTTTTGCTTAAACTGCGCAAACTGCTGCATCATCTGCAAGGGGCCATTTCCGCCCATCGGCATGCCACCGCCGAACATTTGGAATAATGGGTTACTCATCTGCTGCCGCACCTCCCTTTGATCTCCGGCTCTCCGGTTTGGCAGTAGAGCCGCCGCTTGCTGGAAACGAATTTATCTTGTCCAGAATCTCATTGTATTTGTCGAAAAGGTCCTGGTACTCTTTACGGGTAACATACATATCATTCATGGCAGCTTCCGGCTGCTTCTGCGGCATTCTGCCGTTTATTTCGTGGTACTCAAACACGCGTAAAGGTTGCGGCATGCCGGATACATCCGTTGACTTGATGTAAAACCGCTCCGCTTCGCTGTCCATCAGCAATACGCATGATCCAGGCGCAACAAGGTAAGACTTCGCCCCGGTCTCGCCCTGGACCCAGAGTATTCCCTGGTTATTTGTCGGCGCTGCCATCGGCTGCGGGACGGGCTGGTATTGGTTTATCTGCGCCATACGGTCTTGATATGGCTGGTATGGCTGATACATGTTCGGATATGCTGCCATGTTCGATTTCCTCCAATTCTTCCAAAAAGATCAAAATATCGTGGCAATCGGTTTTTATAGGTATCTCTACCTCATAGTCATCGGAAAACATCTGCTCCATGCTTATATTTTGGCATAAAAAATAAGCCCCTGACAGTTCGTCAAAGGCTCAATAAAGTATCTATAAAGTTCCACATATGCGAATGATCTTTGAGTTTACCCGGCGGCTGATCCGCTTCGCGGTGGCAAGGCTGACATTCATGTTTTCAGCGCATATCTCCATCGGAACGCCAGCGGCCCGGTACTCAAATAAAGTTCTTTCATCGGGTGTAAAATTCGCAAGCGCCCGGAACCTATTTAATTCCGGTACTGTAAAATCATACACTTTCAATATCAGACCTCTTAATTCTTCGTTAAGGCTTCCAGCAAATCGTCCCGGGTTTTTTTTAAACCCTCCACATTGTTTCCGGTTATCTTGTTTTCGATCAGGTTAAACATGCTCCTCATAAGCAGTTGGGTATCTTCCCGGTTCTGCTTGATGTTGGAATAATCGTTGTCCAGCTTCTCCTTGATGTCCTTGATATCCGTCTCAATAGCGCCCACGCGCTTCTCTATATCCTGCTGCGGTTTCTTAGCATGGGAATAGACCGTGTAAAGCACCCCCGCGGCGGCTCCGATGGTGCCAATACCGCTGCAAATTGATACGATAGTACGCACAAACTCTAAGTCAATCATCTGTTTTCTCCTCTGGTTCAAAAAATATGCAACTTCGGCAATCATCCTCACCTGTATCCCAAGTGCAAAACTCGCTGTTTGGGTTACAGCATATTTGGTTATACATATGTCTGCATCCATTAATATCTGCTATTTCTTCGCGGAGTTCTCCGTTCGGCAATTTATCTACCCATCTACTCATTGCTTTTCTTCCAGTAGTATACTGGGATCTCGCCGCCGCTGTCCCAGGTGTCAAATATATGGCCGTCCTGCACACATACTGCATGACCGTCTATGCACAGTATGTAAGTACCGCGCGGATGCTCCATGCAGAAATCCACTACGGTATAGATATTCTGGCCGTGATCGTCTATCAGGTGCCGCCGATACCCCAGGCTTTTGAGATACGCGCCCCAGACATAGTTCGCGGATGGCATATCACACAGGGCGCAGGCCCTTACCATTATCCCAGAAAAGACCGTTGTCCAGTCCTTTCCTGTTGCCTTGCAGATGGCCCTTATCACGCAGTCTCCTACCCGCTTCCCAGCCGGATTCGGGTTGTAATATTCCCACGCAACGTCATAATCAATCATACCAGTCATCCTTTCAGATTTTCATACCGCCGTGCGGCTCCTCGCGCCTTTGCCGCCTGTTCTCTGCCCCACCTTGCTATCTTAAGGCGGTCGGCTAACGGACGCAGCTCATTAGTTTTGCAATACTCGTTGTATGCCTTGTTCTGCTTCTGGAGTAGATAAGACTTCCTGTCAAACTCGGCTTGCAGTTCTAAGCGCAGTGCATCGTCCTTGCAGTTTTCTACCGCCGTCTGTAGGCCCATAACCGCTTGCTTTGTTTTGCGGATTCTGCGCTCTAAGGCTCGTTGCCGCTGTTCCAACTTCTCCATGCGCTCGTTGTCCGCAGTTTGGATATCCTTATACGGATTATTCACCCCGTCACCTGGGCCGAAGCTGTGGCGGCAATTCCAACCGCCCAGGCCCTCGCCCGTGCCATATCCGGTCAGAGAAAACGGAGGGAAGCGCTTGTCTTGCCCGGTTCGGCTGTAAAACTGCCCCTGCCACCACAGGTGGTTTCCCGGATTCGCCCCTCCGTCTCCCGTTCTGGCTCCGATATGTGCCGAAACAAGAATGATGTCCCACTCCTGCTCTTTCATCCGCTGCATGGATATGTCACCGGAAGCCTGAGATATCCCGGTGCGCACCGCTCGCGCTGTTGCCGTCTCAATGGTGTCTCTATGCCCCGTTGGATACTGGACTATAACGCCATTCTGCGCAACCGTATCAACAGCTTCTCTGACGGCCTGTGTGTACGATACAGCCCCACTTATGACCTTATGGTACGCATTGTCGCACTCACTTATAAAAAGGCTCTGTGCGGCTTCTGCGGTCGTTCTTGTCATGTTCGACCATTCGCCCATCGTGGCTTCATAATCCCTCTGGAGTATTCGTACAAGTGCCGGAGACTGTTCTAGGGCTTCCGTGGTGATTCCGGCAGCTTCGTATACAGCCTTATCGTAAGCCATAGCCTTTACTCCGGCTTCTTCCATTGCGGCGGCTACCTCTTCGCTCTGTAACTTTGTGCAGCGGGCTATCTCCTGCGTGATATCCTGCAACATATACCCGGCATCCTGTAGTATCTGGATGCGCCAGCGGTCGGATGATGTGAGTATGTGATTCTCCCCGCGCCCCAATCGGATCATGATAGCTTCGATGATTCGGGCAATAATATAGCTATGCAGTGAAGATGCTATATCCTCGCTGCCCTCTGCAACACGTTTGAGATACTCCGGTGTCAACATGATATCACCTACTCAACATACCAGATTTCCATGCTTCCATTGTCCATGCTGTGCCAACAAGCACCCTCCAAGACTCCCCCGGCAGTCTCATCCAGATAGTACCAGTCTCCGGTGTTGCCATCTGGGTCTGCGTTGTAGCCGTCCCATCTGTGCCACCCGGTCAGCATATAGCCGTCTGCGTCAAACAGGTACCAGTGATGGTTGATAAGACTCCATCGGTTTTTTAAGGCTTCGCCGCCGGAGAAATACATATACTTTCCGTCAGATGATTTGCGCCATCCGGTCAAATAGTTCCCTACGTTGGCCAGCTTTCCCTCGGTCAGATTAACCGCTACATGGTGACCTTCCAACAGTAGGATATCACCAGGGCGAAGATACGAGTCTCCGCTAAGATATTCTTTTTCGGTGTACGCATCGAATCCGGCTTTCACAAGTGCTGCCCGGAGGTTGCCAGTATAACAGTAGATGCTCACGCCCTGGAGCTTTTTGTCCTGCATCAGATATCCCACAGCCTTTACCAGTGCCGCAACGCCGGAGCTACAGTCTGCTTCGCAGTCAACCGCAATCTTCGCCGGATCGTAGCCGGATGCTTTCAGCTGCTGCCAGAATGTGTAACGGTCTCCCTGATCGTAGCCAATATGGTCATTCTTCGCCGCTCTTTCCGCAAGTTCAGCAATCTTTTTTCCTACCGCTGCGTTTGGGTGGCGTAGCATAACGCCCCACGGGCGGCTATACCACGGGATAACGGCCCACTCGTCACCTTTCTGATCTCCTGCCTTGCCGCCGGAATACTTGCCGCGCTCATCATGCCCACAGTTACTTATCATCTCCATACCTCCTATTCTTCATCAAACAGCCCTTTTTCTTCCGGCTGTGCTTCCTCAACCATTGCTTTCGCATCCTCTTTCGTCATGCCCTCGAACTTCACGAAGTAGTACCACGCCGGAACCTTGCCTTGCGTAACATACTGCCACCAGCGGCTACGATCCGCTTCCCGGTCATACAGGATGTCACCAAAGTCATATGTAACATCATAAGGCCCTACAGGTGACAGGTTGTAAAGGTCTGCGTATACGTTAAGTGCGTATATGGTGGCATTAAGGCACGCTTCCAGCTGATCGCGCACATCCTTGATAAACTGGACAGTGCGCTGTTGGTCAGCTTCCACGCCTGTAGCCGTCTGGATGCCAGAGGACTCGTTAAAGACAAAGTACCCGTTCGCGAATCCGGCCTTGTATCCAATCTGGCTTAACAGGTTATTGATGCCCTTGATTCTGACATCGGTATTAAGCTGCGGGTTAATCTCCTTATAAAACTCCTTTGTATCGTTGCCGAATACATTTTTAACGTAATGTGGAAGACCAACCGCGTCCGCCGGGCCACTGTGTTTTATCTTCTGCCCGCTCTCACACATCAGTCTGTCATCTGCCAGTATGATCTTCTGGCTGTCAAATATCTCTCCCGCATTCCGGCTATATGCTATGTCGAGGTCTTTCAGTTCCTCTACGGCTTCGCGGAATATCGGCAGCCCAAGTGGGGACGATATATCTACGTTATTGGCCTGCGGCGTGCGGAAGATACCAAACATTGGCTTGTCCAGTGGCTCCCCGGATGCCTTAAGTATCGGCGGTGTATCCTCCATCATATCTGCCCATTTGGTCCGTGCCAGTGGAATAGGATCACCGATACTATCAGCAGATTTTGAAACATACGCTCGATTGCTGATATAGTAAGGATACCGCTTCACTCCGTCCTGTATTACCTCTTCAAACCTGTGCCATTCCAGACGGGTGTACCATTTCTTCCCGGACTGGTAGCTGTCCTTGAAAATGATGCCGCGCACATCCAAGTTGTCATAGTCAACAAGCAGCACGTCCGCCGGGGTGAATACGTCCAGGCTTGTGCCATTCGGCTTAAGGAACACCGTACCATATGCACAGCCATACTCCACCCAGTCGCGAAGCTTTGAATAGACAAGGTCTATCTGCTGCTGCAACCACGTTGCCCGGGCGCTGCCCTCCAGATGTATGCCGATACCCAGAGTCACCAGGCGGGCAGTCTCAGAGCAAAGAGCTTTCGCAAAGTTGATAGTCTTAATGCCCTCATCATCATCCAGCCACTCCGGCTGACCGTGGTATATCTTTGCACATTGGTCTATGGCCTTTTCCATGTCTGGAGATACGATGGATTCCACATTAAAGTCATTCTCTGCCTGCCGTTTAAATATCATGCTAAACCACCTTTTTATCGTTGATAAGATTCCCAATTCGCTCACCTATCACTTGTTATAAAATTCACATACCTTTCTGGAGATTTTACCGTTACCACAGTCTCTATATCATTGCACGGAAACTTGTCCAGATCGTTGTATTCTACCGTAACATATCCCTCTTCTGTTACGATGTTCCTTACCCTATCAATTGGAATGCGAGTCCCGAGAATTTCTACACTTTCAACTCTCTCCATCATGCCTTTGGTTCTTTTCATTCCGCTCCTCCTTTTCGTTTCTGCTGTTGTGTAACCATCATATTGCTTCTTTTTTGTCCCGTCAACCGCCAAGTTTATCGTTCATGTCATCCACGATAACACCAGTGCTTCCGTATTGAGCACTCAGCTTTACGGTCCGCACAACGCCTTTTTCGATATCATCCCTGTATTCCACCTCAACCTCGCCGTATCTTGCATCTACGTCCACTATATTCTCAACAGGTATAACTGTGCTTCCAACAACCATAGCTTTCTTCCGCTACCTGCTGCCCGCAAACGGGGCAATATTTAAGGTTGAACGGCCATGATGTAACGCTCACCTTAGAATCTTTTGGGGTAGCATATAATTGACATCCGTAATTAAAATTGCTTCCAAACTTGTTTTTCCACATTTTTATTTCTTCGCAACAAATACACATTATGCACTGTTCCCCCTTCTCTCCCACAGCGATTCCGTAGCGTAACGGGTCGCGTCAATTAAATGGTTGTCCCGGTCTGGATATCCGCTTATGATGTTGCCGTCCTTATCCCGGTCGTACTCGTATTTCTTAAATTCTTTGCAGGCTTCCGGTGTTCGGTTCGGGTCCATAACCAGCTTCTTACCCTGTAGCCACTTCATGGAGTATTCAACGCTCCCCGGGCCTTTCTTTGCCGCTCTTGCTGGCAAACCATCGTCTCTGTAATCTGTCACAGATTTAGGCTCTGCGCTGTCGCAAGTTATAACGTAGTCATCATATCCGCGCCGCTTTATCTCCGCAGATGTCCAACTGTTTTTCTTTTTATTCTCGCGAATTTCGTCAATAAAGAATATAGTTTCACGCGCTGAATCGTAATATATGCGCACAAACGCATACGGATCTGGATACCATCCCCAGTCAACGCCCTGATAGATGCGGTCCATCTGGCTGATTTCTTCATCAGTGATCGTCCGTTCTTCGATAAATTCAAAGACATTGCCGCCGTTTCCGTTGGCTTCGCCCATGTACTCGTTTTCGTAGGCAGCAGGATTTACCTCTTTCAGATGCTCGGCATCATTGATGAACTGTTCACCCAGCCATTCTGCTGGGACATCCTTATATGTGCTTCGGACCACCTTTGCAGCAGAATCCTTGAACTCTGCTTCCGTGGTGTACTCATTCGCCCAGTTGTTTTTGCTTCTTGGCGGGTTGAAAGACTTAAACCTATACGCCTTGTCACCGCCACGGATAGCCGACTGCTGTATGTTTCTGACCTCTTCCGGACCGGCGAACTGGTCCAGCTCCTCAAACCACGAGATACCGATATAACCAAACTCCGGCTTTATGGACTTAATCTTAAGCGGATCGTCAGCGCCGCGGAAGTATATCTTCTGCCCGGTCGGCTTGTATGTTATCTCAAACGGAGAAGTCTTGAACTTAAATTCGTCCTCCAGTCCCATCTTCGATATGGCCCACTTAATCTGTGCATAAACGGAATCCTTGATAGTGTTGCCGACCTTACGCAGCACCAGGGCGTGCATATCTGAGTTGTTTTTCAGTATCTCTGTGATAATGCACGAAATCACGGAAGACTTCGTGCTACCGCGTCCGCCGGGCAAAACATATTCTGTGTGCAGGCCGCGCCGGATGTCACGCACCATCGGGTGAAACACATCGGCTATGATATCAAGGTCAAGGTGGTACTCACCCGCCGCTCTGGCGGCTTCTGATACTGCAGTAAGTTGCTCCCACTTTTCGACAGCTAACATGTTCCCTTTTAATGCGCTCCTATATACAGAAGCTGCAACAGCTGCGTTGTTGTCAGCGTTCTCCTCATCAATTCCAAGCTGTACCAGTTTTCTTTTTACATTATCAGGAGCCGGGTTATCTGCAATCATTCTGGCAAGCTCTGAAAGCGTCTTTTTTTTTCGGCGTGCCTGTCCGGATTTTTTTCCGCCCTTGGACTGTTCATCGACAGTTAGCTTATGTGCTCCTGCGATTAAGTTTTTCTCGTTTGCCATGCAATCAGCTTCTCACCTTTCTTTTTCTTCAACGGACCAATTCTGCTTTGTTACCCGTAAACTTTTCCCACCTATCCACTATGACATCACAGTAAGCAGGATCATACTCCATTATTCTGCATTTTCTTTCCATCTGTTCGCATGCAATCAGCGTTGATCCGGAGCCGCCGAACAAATCAAGCACGATGTCGCCGCGCTCTGTTGTGTTTCGTATCGCAAACTCGGACAACTTAACTGGTTTTTGCGTTGGATGCACATAACTGGACGATGAATCTTTTTTGATGGTCCATACTGACCCTATTCTTTTTCCTGTTAATTCCTTACCATTGCTTGCGCAAAGTATAACTTCATAGTCTGTGCTAAAAGTGTGTTTTAAATCTCCAATTCCACCGCCGCCCTTATTCCAGATAATCATGTTGGTTAGCTCATGATATTTTTTAAAAAGCGGCAGCCATTTATCAAGAACTTTCCACGTTGTGCATACGAATACAAAGCCATTACATACTAACTGTATATTTGGGAAAAAGTCTAATATCTTATCATCATTTTCGATAACATCAAATTTTTTACTTTTATTTCTCGCATTGCTCTGATACTCATATCCATAAGGAGGATCCGTGAAGCACATATCTGCTTTTTCACCTTGCATCAGTTTTTCGACATCTGTTGTGCACGTGCTATCACCGCACAAAAGAACATGCTCTCACATTTTCCAAATATCGCCCTTTTGTGTTACTGGTTCTTTTGGTTTTACAGGCTCGTAGCCGTCCTCTTCAACTTCTTTCTCTTCTTCCAGTACCTCAAAGCCGAAGTCAGTCATGTCAATATCGAATATTTCTTCCAGTTCTTCATTGAGCAAATCTATGTCCCATTCTGCTTGTTCCGCGACCTTGTTGTCTGCCAGCCGAAATGCTTTTATCTGCTCATCCGTAAGGTCATCTGCGATAATGACCGGGACAGTATTTATACCAAGTTTTTTGGCAGCTTTATATCTGGTATGCCCCGCAACAATGACATTGTTTTTATCAATAATTATCGGAACTTTAAACCCAAACTGTTTTATGCTTTCTGCTACATATGCTACAGCACTGTTGTTTTTGCGAGGGTTTTTCTCATATGGCCTTATGTCTTTTATGTTAATTTCTTTTACGTTCATAAAATCCCCCTTGCAGTTTTCTTTGTATCTGGTTAAGGTTCATATACTATCACCCTATTTTCATTTTAAAAAATCTAAAACGAGATGTATCACCATATTTTTTTTGATACATCTCGTTTCTTTTTATAGCTTATTTTCCATATATTTTTTCTCGTGTTCCTTTGTTCATATGGTTATACATCCACCGCGTCCACATCCTCCATGCTCTCCCAGTCCAACAGAGTGCCACACTTACCGCAATAGCTATTCTCATTTCCGTCTGGGTTCTCCATGTATTCGGCACTTCCGCATACCGGGCAGAATGGCGCAAGGTTATCTGCGTATTGTACCGGATACTTTGGCTGCTTGTAAAGCTCACTAACCGGTACGCTCAATGCTGATGCAATTCTCTCTACTGTACTGGCCCGTGGATTGCTCTTTCCGTTTTCATAACGTCTGTACTGAGGTTCAAGCATTCCACACAGTTTTGCGGCCTGTAATTGGGTAAGACCTTTCTTGGTGCGAATTCTTTTAATATTCTTACCAATATCCATTTATTTTTCTGCCTCCCATACACATCTTTGCATTGCTCCCATGACAATATCACAAATCTGATTATACTCATCACGTGTTAGAATACACCAGTTTGTTACATCACTGATAAGCCCCCGCAATTTCCAACATTCCACTGTCGTTATTGTGTTCTCTTCCATTATTGCTCCTTAAATCTGTACCATTTCCCGGACATCTCTCAGCGTTTTCGGCGTTGATTGTGCATAATACATGCTTGTCACCGCCGGACTGGCATGTCCAAGAATTTCCTGTATGATACCAATGTCCACTTTCCTATTCTTCAAATTCATTCCTAACGTTTTGCGCATCTTGTGCGGATACACGGCGCTTTTCACATCCGCCCGCGCTCCAACATTTTTAATGATCGTGCGGAATCCACACACGCTCATCTGGCCGTATGGCTTTCTGGACTGAGGGAACATGAATGGGCTGGCATCCGTCCGGCTTTCCAGATACATACCGTAGTAGTACCGTGCATCATCATCCAGATACAGTGTGCGATATCTACCGCCTTTTTCTCCCTCGATCAGAATATCTCCGGTCTCAAGATTGACCTGTTCGGTTCTGATCTCTGAAATCTCGCCTACACGCGCTCCGGTGCTGCGGAATACTTCAATGATGGCACGCTCTCGAACGTTCTTGCACGCATCCCGCATATGGATGATCTCAGCCCGGCTGAAAAAATCAATCGGCTTAAGTGCAACCTTTTTCGGCTCTGTCGCTTCCACCGGGTTCTCATCAATGATCTTTGCTTTCCGCATCCAAGTGTAAAACGCAGACAGGAAGCGGCGCTCATTGTTGTATGTGGTGTTCTGCACTCTGGGTCCTTTTGTTCCCGGCCGCTTTTCGTACTGTGCGAGATACCACTCAACATCAAATGTGTCGGCCTTGTCCAGCGGTTTCCCGATCATCTCCGCAAAGTGCTTTACTGATCGCACATATCCGTCCAGTGTAGCTTTCTTGAGTGCACGCTTCTTGATCTTAAAAAGCTCAATGAGATATGCGTTTCTCTGTTCCGCGTCAGTTTTCCATTCTGCCGGAAGGGAGCAAACCTCCTGTAAATTAACCTTTGTAAGCTCGCTGGATATCACGCTATCCAGAATAGCAATCGTATCCTGATCTGAAATGTAAATCGACATGGTGACAACAATGTTGTCAATGATTTCTCTTTTGATGTTCTGGCCCATAGTAATCCTCCCTCTTGCAGAATCTGCAAAGGTCTGATACAATGGACCTAAGCAGATTAGGTAAGTGGTGGAATCATCTTGGCGGGTGTCCACCACTTATTTTTATGTTCCATAATCCTTATATCTCCTTACTTGTATTTCCACAGGCCGAAGAGTTTCAGCCTGTGATAAAACTCTGCTTTGACTTTTCTCCGATATCCGTAAAAATCATCGGTCTTGGCCGGAATGTCCCGGCCTTTTCGTAAAAGACTGTAATACCCGGCTTCTTTCGGATCCTTTGCCGTCAAGCTCTCATATATTACTATCTCCATGCCGGGAGCCTTTGATATTGCGCATCCGAAAAGGATAAGCTTTATCTCAGGATCCGGGCTGCGACAGTAAGTGTCAAGCTGGGATTCGTCCTCTTTGGGTACGTCATAATCAATCATCTTTGCTTCCCTTGTTCTCATCCTCTGGCTCCATTTCTGGTATGATCTTGATTCTACTCAAATCATACCGGCTGTTAAGTAACTGAGTCCTCACCTTTTCATATTCCAAAGATAACCTGCGCATTTCTTTCGCCAAAGGCTTGCTGTCTACTGCCTTAAATTCATACTCGCCGTAAAGCCGCAAGCCATTCCTGGCATATACTCCAACGGTTCCCTCTTTGCACTTAAGCATGCTTGCAATCTCTTTTACAGTGTGTATTCCAATAAACTGCTCGTTCTTCTTAACGCTGTAAATTGTTACTGCCGTGTATCTCACCTCCTAAATTTCAGTTTAATCTTTCTACCTTTGTATCTACAAATTTTCTGCCGCATGACGGACAGTATTTTGTGCCGATTTTATGAGGTAGTGATTGTTTGCATTTTGAACAATATTTTTTAACAGTGGCGCAACCACTCATAACTTCTACAAGATAAGCCTTGTCAAAGAACATCTTTACCTCTCCAAATCTTAATTTTCACATTGAAACAGATCTCCTATGTTATAACGATCAAATGTATCCTTATCCACATAGTATGTTGCCGTATCATATCGCTGCTTCGCCTCGTTGTAATCGCGAATCTTTATCTCCCAAGAATCTGAATGGTGTATTATCCGTGGCTCCATCATCATCACGGTGCTTTCACCAACACGATAAATCTGCGGAACAATGACATTCTCATAATGCTCAGGCGTGAAGGTCTTCTCGTAAATTTCCCCTTCTTTCAAGCTATTACCGCACCCCCAAAGAATGCTTGCCATAAAAACTAACATTAACATGTATTTCTTCATTCTAATCATCCTCTAAATTTTGCCCCACTTCACAGTCCAGGCCTTTCAATATTGCCTGCAGGCAGCTTTCCTCATTGCACTGACCTCCTTCGCTCATAATATCGCAGAAATCGCACATATCTTCATTCGTTTCTGATAATGGGTTATCGCACGATTGCAGGAGATATTCTGCCAGAGCTTCTTTATTTTGGGTAATTCTCTCGAATAATGTCATCTAATCCTCCGAAACTTAGTCATAAGTTAGTCATAAATTAGTCATAGAATTTACTTCCGTTTCCCGCCTGTCCTGCTGCGCTTGTGCCAGGCTCTCCGGCGCTGGATCCGCCCGTAGCGTTCCAGCAGGCGGTCAATCTTTTCAAGCTTGCCTTTCTCGATCAGTGTAAACTCCATTTAGATCACACCTCCCGGTACGGTTCCGGCAATGGCATCCAGGCAAGCACGTGAAACTCGAATGTTGCCAGGCTCTCATATCCTGCTGCGCCCTGAATAAACCAGAAACCGTTATCATAGCTTCCTGTCTGTATACACATACCGGTTCTTGATGACCTGCTCTTCATGCACAGCAACACGCTTTTGTTTCGCTCCGGCATTCGCTCAGATACCGGGATCCATCCCGTTTCTTTGCCGCCCATATGCTTGATGATATCCATGACCTGGTCATACATCAGATCCAAGCCTATCTTAAACCAGCGTTCATTCTTGTATGGTTCAAGTCCGCCTAAGTCCTGATGCGTATTCTCAACCTGCCGTTTAATTTCTTGCACGCAATTTACACTTTTGCACTCACCAACGGCCTTTATGCAGTTCTGAATAGTATCATATGCTGAATCATTCTGGCGCCTGCCATATATAGGTGCGTTCTGTAATGCGTAGTCATTCAGGCGGCTTATCAGTGCGTCTGCGTTAATCAGTCTCATTTTTTCATCCTTCCAGCTTTTACGATGTTCTCCTTAACCATTATTACCTGCACCTGTTCTGCCGGAATATCCGCATACTCTCCGGTATCCAACATCACACCGTATACACCATCATAGCTGCCGATCACGGTACCGCAGAATCTGTGATGCTTATGTTCTGCGCTCATGATTCTTACGCGGATATCAAAACCTTTTAAAAGCTTTATCATGCGTCCCCTCCAATCCATTCCTTTATGCTGTTGTTTACCAGATCATCGTAGTCGGTCCCGCGGTCCTCGAAGTTGCAGAATGCGTTCTGTTTTTTCTGCTGCCCGCTCTTCCGTGCGCTGTTCTGTGTTCTGGAAAACCAGCTATTGATAAACCTCATAACACCGCTGCGGGTCTTCCGGTTCTTTGGATTGGCGTTGCACCATCCAATGATGTTGCGAAGCTCCTGTTCAGCATTCACAGCCGGATAAAGGCTCTGTAGTTCTGATAAAGCTTTTTCAGTGACACCATATATAGTGCCATCATTTAGCGTGACATTCCCAACAACAGGGCTGTTATCTTCCGGCTTTGCTTCTTTCTTTTTCTTCTTAACCACTGGTTTTTCATCTTCATTACCACTGGTTTCTTCCGTGTAGGTTTGTTTCGCCGGACGCCCACCTTTCGCCCCATCAGCCTTACGCTTGATATTGGCATCAATCTGGGGTTTTGCCATGTCAAAGATAGCCATATATGTACAGCCGTCATCTTCCGGTTCCATATCCTCTAGGCCGTAGTCAATGATGGCCCACAGTGCCTTAAGCTGTTCTGCGTCCGGTAGGCGTTTTATAGCTTTTGCAAAGCTGCTGTAAAATATCAAGCTATCTCTCATCTCTTCCGGCCTCCCACTCTCTGTAAATTTGAATCCAGTCGGTAAGCCGCATGGTTACCAACCATTCGCAGCGGTCGCGCCGATGGAATACCGCCGGAAGCAGGCCGGGAAGCGCGTCATGCACCGCCTGTGCTACTGCATCCAGAAGATTCAGTTTCTCGACCCGTTTGCACTCAATATGGATGCCAGGAAGGCCGATCACATCTGCGTTGCCCGCTGCGCCGCAATACTGCTTCCCTCTTCTGGTGTCGTATCCCTCCTCCCGGAGTATCCCGGCAAGCTCGAGTTCTCCACGCTTGCCCTTTTCTCTCTGTGCTTTACCCATCGTAACCTCCAAACAACGATAACTGCCCCTCTACTTGCTGGTCACATTTTTTCATAAAAATCTTTGCGCCGCGTTCTGATTCTTTTATGCTGGCGGCACGTCTTTCTTGCGATAATATCCAACGCTCTGCCGTTTTCCGTTCCTCGCGAGTAACACGGGGAATATAATATCCTTTACCTGTAGCTCCTATAAAAACCGCATAATCTTTTCTGATGCTCTGAATCGCATCTCTTACAACTCGATCATCGAGACCCGTCATGCGGCATAAATCATGTCTTGTTGTCGCATTTTCTCTCCCAATGCCTATTGCGTTGTGCACAATGGCTATTTCTTCAGGAGATGCTTTATAGTCTCCCATAGCCCTCCTTTCTGCCCCGCAGGGCAGATATCAGCGTGCGGGGCAATATCAATGGCATCAATATACTGTCGTGACACATTAATCAAAGCCATGAGCTATATGTAAAGCCTTTCGGCTATACATCATAAATATGATTTGCCAAACTCTTGCCGGAAGTCATCACGGCTCCCGTAATGCTCCTCGTAGTATGTCTGGGCCATCTGTTTCAATATCCGGTCAATCTGTAAATTTTCATCAGACCGGACAAACCCCGCCCCATTTGGGTGCAGGTCTGGCCGCAGCGGTATCACAAACCCTCTTGCTTCGGATTTCTTCTTAAACCCCTGTCGGCTCTCGAAGATATGGTGCCGCTCTACCGCAGATGAGCCGGTAAAGTAGCAGTGATCCATATCGTCAGTAAAAACGCTCCAAAGTCTCTTAGCCATCTTCCCTCCGGTTCTGATCGTAAAGCTGCTTCATCCGTTCCAGTTCTTCCGGTGTGGCTGTCTCAATGCCTAACGGTTTACAGTCATTTATCAAGCCATTCAAGAGATGTGACATTTCGGCTGTATCATACTGGCTAGACCCTCTAAGGATAATGTATGTGCGGTAATTGATTCCATCTTTCCCGCCTCTTACATCTGATGTTGGTCTGATATGGAATGTTTGTCTCTCTAAAATGTCGTTTTCCGCTTCTTCTGTATCGGGAATTACAGCATAGCTCAAATGGCCGGATGATAAATCAACTTGTCCATACTCTCTTAGCATGATGTTGTGTGCACGCGGTTTTGAGATATCGAGAGCTTCTGCAAATTTTGACAGGAGTACCCAATAGTATGCGTTGCTGTCAAGGCTACGCTTTTCTCTCCAATGTGCCGCCTTAATCCGCAGAGGCTTATCCGCAATGCCGTCAATCTGGCCGGATATGTCATCTTCGACTTCGAATGTCACCCGGAATTTTCCAGTAATCCAATCCCGGGCAACGCTGAGCAGTTTCCCCTTGCTTTCCATACTTAATCGTCTCCGTATTTTTCCTTCAGAGCATTCAGCATGGCTCCCGCCTCGTTTCCGGTAAGGTTGTCCCAGGTACGGTCATTTGCCGCCAGCCAACGATCCATATTCACGTTGTGCTTATCTGCTAATTTTTTAAGAGTCAAGATCTGCGCCGTACTTGCCAGCGGATCATCACCCGGAATCACATTATCAAATGGTCGCTGCTCCTCTTTAAGCCATAGATTAAAGCCAAGCCCGGTATGAATTGCTACGCACTTTACAAATGACCGTGTCATGCTATTCCAGACACGCTGCTGACTCATGCTGTTGTCTTTAACCGGATTGCTTCCGTTCATAACCGGTGACTGCATAATGTACTCTTTGCCATCGATCACGACCTTAATGCGCGTCTCATAACAGCGATTCTTGATTCCGCTCTTATCCTCAAATTCCAGGTCGGTATAATAAAGGCTGCCGCCAGTCTTCGGATTGGGGATAGGTTCAAAAAAAACTTCCTCTGCTCCATATTCGCGCAAAAGATCAATGCACTTCGCCCAGTTCAGATATTTAATCCCGTCGCGCTCCATACAATACTCAGATACATCTACGCTTCTAAGCTCGTTATACGGCTTCAACATCGTCATTGCCCTCCTTTACCCAATTACCAGAGAAGAAAAACTCCACAAACAGCTTCTTGTCCTTCTCCGGCATCTCATCCAGATGTGCTTTTGCATACTCATACGCATCGCAGTCCGGAACTCTGCGACCGTCTTCCGGTCCTATTCCGCACCACATGGCGCATCTCCTGTCAGAATAGCAATCATCTCAGATCCTCTCACATAGCTTCCTGTTCCTGTTTTTAAAAGAGCCAGTGCAGCTTCAACGCGTCCTTTCTGTTCCATTAGTGCCTTAAAATCCTCATACGGGATTGTAACCATTTTTTTCTCATCCATCTTGCTTTTTACCTCCGCCTCTGTTAGACTGTAACTGTAATTTATTTACCAGTTGGCCGTTCAGCTCCGTCAAGCTGACGGCCTTTTTCTTTGGCTTTGCGTACCCGGTGTAACGGCTTGCGCCCGTCAGCGCTGCCGCCCGGTTCGTTCGGCACATCCTCCGACTCATGCCAGTGCGACAACCGCAAGGGCTGTCAGTGTCCAGCAGATCATAGCAAGCCAAAACAGTTTATCTTCGCACTGATGATGTTCTTCGTATGCTTCCGTTGCCCGCTCTGGGTCGCTCATGACAGCCACATAACTGAGCGCCGCCGGATGTCTCCGCTCATGACATTCGATCATCGTATCCACCTCCTAAAAAACAACCGATATCCACACTGCATTGGTAACCAATAAAACCACCGTTGTTATCATCCATGCAAAGAACCATCTTTTTGTACTCCTGTTCGCCTGGTTTATAACTGCCGTCGCGAAAAACTCTTCGAATTCGCCCCAGGATTCGTTTTTCTTCTGCTCCTGCATATGTTATTCCTCGCTTTTGTTCTGATGCGCCACCATCTCAAATGTGCCTTCTGGAGATACCCATATTTTAACATTTGGCCAGTTTTTAAAATCTCTTGCAGTGCTTCTTCCCCACATCTTGACGACCTGTGAGCTGTCCCACATCTCGCCGACCTGTGAGCTGTCCCGCATCTCGCCG